CTCTATATCCACCCACTAGATCTGACAAACGATGTGTTGTAAAGTTATCTACAAAGAAACCTGACTTTGTGCGATTTAATCCAGCAGAATCTAGAACTTCGAAATTATCAGTAGCAAGTTCGAGCATATTCAATGATGTTAATTCTTCAAGACTTGCGACTCTCTTTTCAAGTCTATCAATGTCTTTCATTGTATATCTGCGATGATCCAGTTTCTGCACTGTCAGATCAGAATCATTCAGAGTATTGCCTCTTAGCATAAACTTGTAGAGTGGCAGACTTTTCGATGGTACAGTAGGAGAAGCAGGCTTAAATGCCTTTTCACCTTGTACTATCCTAAGAATACCTTCTTGGTCGATTACGAGCTTATATGATTGATTTAGATAATACTCGTTATCTGTAGTTACAAGATCTGTAGGCTGTGGTAAGAAACCAATTGTATTCTCTGCAAAGTCACCGTTACTGTCTACAGTTGGTCTAAAATCCAGATAGTTCCGGAGTGGCAGAGTTCTACCACGTGATGTCGTGTAAGTTGGAATATTCTTATAGTTTGTATTACCAGTATAGGAACTTACACTAAAGAATTCGCCTGGATCATGTGCATAGTGATCAAACTTAACGTATACATTTCCAGATGGCGCTGATTGGCCAGTGCCAAGTATCAGTCGTCCATTGTCGTAGAATGCATCTCTTTGACCATTATCTACAACAAAGCGTGATGCGAGATCTGCACCGTCTGAATCTGTTTGACGGATACGAGTGACGCTAATAATATCTGGTCTCTTCAGATCAACGTACTGTTGACCATCAGAATCTGTTTGAACAGTCGCTGTAACTGTCTTATCAGTAATGACACGCTTTGCTCGTGTATCCGGTGTCGATGTCGTACCATACACATACGCTTTAATTGGTGCAGAGTTTGGCAAGCCAGTCACGGTAGTTGTACTCGAACCTGTTGTCAATCCACCAAGAGAACCGTTTGATAGACGCCCGCCATTTGATGCATCAGTAATGAATATCCAGTCACCTGCATTACTTAAAGTAAAGTTTGATGGAATTGTAATTGTAAATGAACCGCCGGCAGTTGTCGTACCGCTTCGAAGAATCTGTACTTCAATCTGTTTACCGGTTACAACTTTCGGTCTTGCTTCTGGAAGAGGATAGATAAGTAAGTTATCATATGGCTCTTCTAGCGTTGTGTTGAATCCACCTTGCTTTGGATTGAAGAAGTTATCAGAGTCTGTACCGATTGACTTCACATCTCTAAAGTTTTTACCGGTATGCATCTTGATATCAAATAAGTGATACCGTAGATCTGCTCCATTTTCATGTACAGCACGAACACGAGCATTACCGATATGATCGCCACTCATTGCTTTACCGGCTCTGAGTTGCTGTTTCTCCATAGCACCAATATTCGGTCCACCGACAGCAGAATCATTCAATACGTCGACATATGAACCATAGTCAATGGCAGTAAATTCACCTGTACGAGTCAGTGTCTCTGTAGGTTTCTTAATTCGAATATCTGTTGGAGCAAATCTCGCACTGCGATAGCCATTTACGACAGCAATACCATCACTGACCTTTGCAAGAAGGTGTGTATCCTGAGAGTCTAAACCAAATTCAAGACGGAAAGGTTTGACAAGATAATCACCTGAATTTTCTTTGATACGAGTTGCAACAACATCACGTGGAATATTATACTGTAAGTTCTGTGCAGAAGATACGGCTTTAAAGATTGCACCGTTTTTGACAGTTGCAACATTAATAAAGTTTTCGCCTGATTGAATCTGATCTTTTGTTGTCAGTGTAAGAGAGATCTTATAACGATCTGCACCTGGTGCTGTCTGATTTGGTACAGATCCCTGATTGTCATATAGACTTACATCATCATCGACACTAAATACTTGTTGTACAATTTTGAATCCGACTTCCTTCGAAGGAATGTCTGAATACTTATCAATGATTGCTGTCTGCTGTTCTGTAAATACAAAGAAGCCTTGAGTAAAGTATATGCTTTCACCGATTGTAACTCTTGTACCACGACCGACTGCAGGATTTGCAGCGGTGTTTGTAATTTGAACTACACGACCGGAACCGAGACTTTCTCCGGCAGAGAATCTTGGTGTTGTCGTTGCATTTGTAACCGCTGTTGTATTGACGTACTTTACATAGAATGTGGCTGGATCACCACCAGTAGCGGCTACAACTTCGAGCACTTCTGCTTTTACACCTGAAGTACCACCTGTTAGAATATCACCGACTGTTGCTGTAAAGGAAGTTGATGTTGCATCAAGTTTTACGAATTCATAGTTCGTATTGATTGCCAATCCGCCAGGCTTGACAACTGCGCCTTCTTTGAAAATGTTGTTACCAAATCTTTCGACTTGCTTATTAATGATAGTCTGCATCTGTGTAAGTTCACGAGCTTGCAGAGCTTTACCACTATTAAAGAGGATCCGATAATAACCATCACTATCGGCAAAGTCATCCTTATACTTAGTCGAAAAAAGGGTATCTGTAAAGGTAGTTGCCATTTGTCAATCCTTAGAACTGAATAATAATTTTGATATCTTCAGACTGTGTACTTGTTCTTGATACTGGTGATCTGTTATCTATGTATAGCAAATCTCCAGATTGATTATCAACTTCCGCCGCTACCAGCGCTGAGTCAATAACACCCTGTCCTGCACCGTTAACTTCGTCTACAACCTCTCCATCTTGGAAAGCAACGAAGCCAGTAGCGTCTGTCTGATGATAGTAAATTTTATTTGAATCGATGTAATCAATATATGCTTGTGCTAGTGATGTTTGACCTTCAAGAATCTTATCATTTGTAAATGATGCTACTGTCGAAGACAGCGTCATATGATCAAGGGCATTACCAGTTGTTGATGTAAACAATGTAGCGTCAGAAGATTTAAGTGGATTCTTAATCAAACCAACCTGTCTGAAATCCTGTCCGGTAACAAAGTTACTATCAGTACCTTCAATCTTACATTGGAACATGACTGATGCAGCTTTGAGATCTACACGTGGATCAGAGCCAACACCTGAATCTGCAAATGGTAATACAGCGCGCGCTTTCGCACCTGTTCCACCACCGCCTGAAATCGTTACGGTTGCAGTTGTATAACCACTACCGTGTGCAATTGTAGAACTGTCTGCATCCATCTGAATACGTGAAACTGTACCAGTATTTGAATCGATTGCAGCAGTCGCTGTCGCACCTGTTCCCGTGGGTGATGTAATTGTCACTGTCGGAATCGATGTATAACCTGTACCACCACTTGTAATGACAACCGACAACACCTGGTTCTGTACTGCATTTTCCTGTACAGATCTCTGACGAATCTGAATACCCGTTGAATTTGAATCCGTTAAGCCTTGCTTTTTCACTGGCATAAAGTTCGAAGACATAAAGTCTTCTGCATCATTTGCTGAAATTGTATATAGGAATTTCCACACATAACCATCAGACAGCCGGAAAGAATGATCGTTTGAACTTGTCGGTTCTACAGTAGATGGTTGTGCAACACCCTTTGAGTTACGACCTGTTTCAAGACAGACATAGACCTGGTTGTTTTCATTCTTTACATAGTATGGATTTGTCGGATAGCCTGCTGTACGGTCATCATACTGAGAATAGATACGACCGTTTGACCAGTTATTCCTTGGAGCAACCAATGAAGATCCTTGCATCTTCTTAATTGCCTGCAAGCCGTCACGAAAATCGATCTGAGTTTCAGGGTTATTACTCGGTGTCGGTACAGTTTCGTTTGAGTCCCATTGCTCGGAACGACCTACGCCGACATAATAGTTCGCAGTATTATTCTGGAACTGATCAAAGAAGTCCCGAGCAATCTGTCTTTTAAGGGTGTCTGTAACAATCGCTGGCATTTTCTAATCCTTATGTACTTATCTGTGTGCCAAGTGCAATGCGCTTATAGAAGCCAGCATCACTATCAAAAACTGCAAGGCATGGATTACCGGAAGCACCATCAGTAACAAAAATTGTTTTACCGTGTTGTCCGGTAGGTACTGTAGCTACAGTATAATTTCGAAGATCAACTTCAACTGCACGTGCTCTTACATAACTTGAATCAACTAATCCTTGAGCGTCTGCACTGTCGAGCATGTTTCTTTTGATTGAAAACCATCCTTGATCATCATGGAATTGGAATTGATTTGAATCGTCTTGATATGCAATTGAACCTGTTTGGAACTCAGAACGACCTGCGACAGTAGTCATTTCAGCCGCAGTATTTCTTGGTAAACCAATAGCTCCTGCACTTTCCATATTAAATATGTTTTGATTCGTAATAAACTGTGCAGAAGGTATACCGTCAACAGTAGATAACTGAACTGTATTACCTTCAATCTTCATAGAGTTTGCTTGTGCAGCATATCCACCAGTTCGAGGTGCTGTAGCAATATTAGCATACAAATTTACAAAGAAACCGTTGCCAGAATCAACTGACATATTATTAGCTCCAGTTGCAAGCTCTTGAGAGAAAACAAACTGGCTATTTACGTTTTGAATCGTCTGTCCGCCTAAATGGATTGTAGTACCACTTAGATGCAGATCTTTCCACTTACGTGTGCTGCTACCGAGATCATATGTGCTGTCAAGACCTGGAATAAAATCACCGTCAAATGAATCCATTCTCATACGCGCTTTTACATATGCGCTATCAATTAAACGTGTTGCTCTACCTGAATCTAGTGCATTTGCATCAATCAAAACTTTCGTACTGTTTGAATCAAATGCAGTACCCGTGATCAGTGCAACATAAGCCGAATCAACTATGCGTGTAATATCAGTTGTAAGAGCGACGGTACCAGAACTATCGGGCAATGTAATTGTATTGTCTTTTGAAGGATTCGTAACCTGAAAAGTCGTTTCATGGCTGTCTGCTATATGTCCCTCAAATACAATGCGGCCACTGTCAAATGCAATACCTGTTATAGAACCGCCGGTCGTAGCTTGAAGCGCTGCTACGTCTCCATATAGCTCGGTAAAGTTTTGATTTATTTTTGTGGCGCCGGTTCGGAGATCATCACCGGTACCGTCATTAGCGGCTGAGCCGATATCAATGGTTTGTTTTGCCATGTTCTGTACCTATAAATTCTTTAGTCTATTTATATCACTTTCGGAAGTAAACTGCTGCACTATAGTCATCTAATGTAGATGAGAAGCGTAGTGCAGAAGCATTTGCCGAATCTGCATAGTCGTCGAATGACTGATAGAAGCCAGCCCATTCGTACATTTCATCATAGTATTTTTTCACTGTAGAGATAGTAAGATTCTGGTAATCGTTCAAGTTGCGATATAAGCTGTAACGATCTCTTAGTGCAAATGTCTGACTATCACCTACATAACCAGGTGTATAGTATCCTTGTGTTGCGTATACACGTGCATTCAGGTTCGATGCGTCGCTATCAAGGCCATCATATAATGGTGCATATTCACTGAAGCCAAACAACATACCGACAGCTTCACCTTGTGCTTCAATACCAAAGCTTGCAGTGCTGAAGAGAAGCTTGTTGTTTGCATTCTTGTCAAAGACCGCATCGGCAGTTGTAATCTCAACTTGCGGCAATCCTTCAATAACTACATCAGCACCGAGATAGAAACCAGACGGGTGTACGAAGGTACGATACAGTTCTTCCCATTCAAGCAAAGGTATCGGTGTACGAAGAAGAACAGAGAAAATCTGATTTAGTGCACCGTCTTGAAGTCTTGCCGCTTCTTCCTGACCAATTGTAGATTTACCTACATAGAAGAGTCTATCTTTTGGATAGATGATTTCAATGTCTTCGTTAAAGAATGCACGAAAGAAACCATGAACAGAATACTGAGATCCCTTAACACGAAAGAAATTGCCGAAGTTACGAATCGCTTCACGTGGAAATGTAAATGTATTCTGTGAAACACCGAGAGCAATCTCATCAAACATATAATCGAGATATTCAAGTTTTGTATCTTCAATATCTCTAATTGTTTGAAGCTCTTGAATAATACCGCCAAAGTTATCAGCAGAATCAAGGTGTTCATAGTATGCATCGAGAAAAGTAACAAGGTTCGGATAGTCTTCTCTAAAATGTTCAGGAAAGACTTCGTCAACTAGACTTTTTCTTACATTCGTATTAATACGACCAAACTCACGAAGAGTCTGATCAAAACCAGTATGAGCCATTAGGTTACTCTTAGAGCTGTCTGTTGTCTATCAACTATCGCAGTTGTCGATGAGTTTGTCGTATCGAGTTTCAGTATGTAATTTCTGAGAGGTCTTACAACGCTTTGATTTTCTGGTATTACAGAAATCTTAATGAATGTATTTCCGCCGATTAAAGCTTGAGGATTGAATCCTACGATTTCGACTGTACCTTTCGATGGATTATATTCGCCAACATTATCAAGTCTTACATTACCATCTACGTCAATAATTTGTAGAGTCGTGCTTTCAAGTTTATTTTTAATTTGACATACAGCATTTTCAAATGTAAAGATCGAAGAAGTTACGACTGGTACTAAATCGTCAGGTGAAGCAATTTTCATTGGGAAGTTTAGCACTTCTGAATTGTCAGATCCTACGATCGGTGTATGTCGCATTTGTACTTTTGTCTCAAGTCTGCTCGAAAGAATTGCAGGATCGAGTGCATCAACTTCTGTGAGAAGATTACTTCTTCTAAAGATCTTGTTGAGTGTATTCAGTCTTCGATTGAAGAATGTTGACATATAATTGTATATTGAGTTTTCTGTAGATGCAAGCGTAAACCCTGTCAATGAAGGATCAAAATCAAATACTAGAGTTAATTCAATGAATACGTCAATAGGATCTACAAAGACAGTGTCAATTGATATCACTCCAAGAGTATCTGTAAAATTACTCACAATTGCATTCTGTGTCGCAGTCTTTGTTGCCGCAGCAGTGCCGCTTGGAAAGTTCAGTGACACATATACTTTACCGTAGTTGATCGGTACGTTTTGATCTCCTGACCAGACTGCAACATCAGTAACATCACTAAAGTTGCTA